AACAAACCTTGCAGCTTGATCGGAAACTCAGCATTGGCAATGGCACTGGATACATCACTCATTGGGCTTCACAAATGTCACCTGAATGCCTGTGAGCAATGGCGCACCATCTGCACCTGTGATTTCTTGCTTAGTGCTTTCCCTATACTTCTTCGGAAACCTAGCAGCCATTGACCGTGACCACAATGATGGGTTTAGGCGGTCACTTTCTTTATTCTCAACCATGTACGACTGGGCTTGTTCTTCCCACCATGCCTGCTCGTAAGTCTTGGCATCATCCAAGGCATGTAAAAATTCTTCGTGTGCATCCCGCCAAATGTACATTGTCCTTAACGAAACGTTCAATATTGCCGCAATTTGTTCAACTGACTTACCAATACGCCCAAACTCTACGATCTTTTCGCAATATGCCGGGTCATACAGGGATGGGCGACCTACTGGGCGCTTTTCTAGGACGGGGATGGAATCAGTCATTTCTTTTTGGGCGCGGCTTTTTTGGCCTTTGCAGCTTCATTCTTAACCGCATAGCCAATAGCGACAGCCTGCTTAACAGGTTTGCCAGCCTCTATCTCAGCTTTGATGTTCTGTTTCAACGCTTTGGGCATCATTGACTTGATTAGCGGCATCTTTGCTCTCCAGTTCGTTTAACCAATACTGGCAGTCTTGAATTGCCCCGCCAATCGCGTGGAGGTTAATCTCCATTTGTTTAGCTTGCGCCTGAAGTTGTTCCACACGCTTGTTTATAACTTCTGGAGTCATGCTTGGGCAACGTGAATTGTTGCAAAATTAATGGTCAATGCTTCGGACAATGATCCAGTACTTGCATTAGTGATGCCAATAGTGAATGACCCAGCCGCCACTGCCACAACAGAAACCAAGTAAGTTCCTGCCGTTGCTGCACCGCTTGCAATTGCAATTACGGGAATGTCATACGCAGAAATTGCGCTGTTTGTCACCACAAAAGCCACTTCACCAGCAGCCGCTAACGCTGCATTGTTGGTCACAATTTGACCAACTGATGCGTTAATGGTCACACCTGTTGACTTGCTGGTGGCTTGGGTCACAGTTGCGGGTGCAACCGTTGACGAACCCGTGTTATACCCGATTTGGCCTGATGTGGCGGCGGCGTAGACCGTGGCTGACCCTTTAAGGTCTTGATCTTGATAGGCTACGCCAATTGCAATTGAGTTTGACATGATATGTTCCTTTAACAGTTCCAGTTTTTAAGGGATGCCTTGGCTCGCGTAGCTGGGCCTTTGGCGTTTTTTACTACCCCCTCCATCCTAGCGCAAAAACTAGCCTTGCGACCAGCATCTGCCTTGGTTTTTGGATTAGGTGCAGGGGGCTTTAAATTGCTGTTGTTTTTGGCATTGTATGCAGCGCGACCTTTGGCGGTCATACCAGCGCCACTTTCCACCGAGTTGTAGGTTTTACCCTTACCAGTGGTTATATGCGGGATGGGCTTATCGTGCTTTTTCATTTTTTTGCAGTTTTGGCAGATTGCTTAAACGCCGCCAAAGTTGGTGCGCCCTTTGAACCCGGTGTTCTCATGCGTTCAGGCTTTTTACCCGCAGCTTTTTGCGCCTCAATGCGCTCTTGTTTCGCGTGAATATTTGCGTAGAGTCCAGCTTTTGCCATCATGCCTCCAGTACCGCACAAATGTCGGCTTCTTGAATGATTTGATAATCTTGTCCATCAATCGAATGAACAGGCCATTTTAGATAATCACCGTTACCGTACTTAATAAACCCACCCACCAGCGTCTGGTCTGCCTTTGGGCCAACCGCTATAACCGTTCCCTCGTTGAAAGATTCTTTGTTGTTGACATAAATTATGTCTGACAACTTGCGGACATTAGGGCGAACAACTACACGGTCATGCAAAGGTTTGATCATTCTTTGGCTTTCTTCCACGTTTTTTGGGTTCAATAACAGTGTCGGTCACAATATCATACTCAGATGAACTCACCACGGCGGGTTCAACTTCCTGAATTACAGAGTGTTCCCCGCACCAATCATTCATGTGTCGATTGATTGTGTGCGGGTAACGGCGACAACTACCCATAATCTGGGCGTTTACAAAAAACTTGCAGCTAGCGCAGCTTATCATTCCTGACTGCATTTGCGATCATGTGTGTAGCAAACGCCGCTAGAGCGTCCACCGTCAAATGATTTGTCAGCGCCCGTCATGTTGGTTTTGGCGGCTGGGATGCCTTTTTTGGCGCTTCCCTGTGTACCAGTGCTGTCGGAGGACATTACTTTACCGGACATGGAAGAAGACACACCGTAATTCTTGGGTTCGTTTTTCATCAAATTTGCCATGATTTTTCCTTAGTTGAGAAAGCGTAGTTTAAACAAAGTTGAACTGATCAAGTCGGCAATTTCGTCCACCAAATTTTGCAGTTCTGTGTCTTGTGGGAGTTCTTCGCGGGATTCTTCCACAAATTCTTTCATGTTTTCCAAGTATTTCACCGGGTCTTTTTCAGCATGAAACTCATCGGGGAATTTTTTAAGCTGTTCGTATTTGCCCATGTACGATTCGGCAAATCTGTCAACCAAATCAATAATTTGAACATAATATTTTTTCAACGCTTTATGCTTTGCATAGCTAGTCGTTGACCAGTGCATGAAATGCGTGACCGTGCTGCTGTGCAACAAGTGCGCTACGAATTCGGCAACTTCTTCGTTCATGGCATTACTATATCAAAAAAAGGGGGGTTGCAACACCCCCCGTTAAGACAACTGCGCTTCCATTATAGGCAGCGGAACGTCAGAAGGCCAAGCTCCTTGATCACACAATTCTTTAACCGTAGCAACGTGGGCGTGATGCCATTTTTCTTGGCGTTCTTCTTTGGTCAGGTCTTTGCCTTGGTCAATTTCAAAATGGCACTTTAGGCACAGTGCCGCCACAAGGTTGTCATCAGCCTTGATGCCCCGGCCTTTGCCGCCACCCCAGTTGCTGTGCGCTGCTTGAACCATGCCGCCTGACCCGCAAGCTTGGCAGTCAAGCCCCGCCACCAGTTTTAGCAGCTTTTTGCTTCTTACGTATTGATGTTTTTGAAACAACTATTGTCTCCAGTGTAAAAAATTGGTGCAGATTGCCGCATTTAATTTTACGGCGGCGGCAGGTGTCTGTGATCATTCGTGAATCTTTAACTAATGTCCATGCCCCGCATTCAGGACATTTCATTGATGCGCCCTGTCTTGCATTCGGTTAGTAGCTTCGCGTGTTCGCCAAATTTCAATGTCAAGCCTTGCAGCCTCAATTTCCCATCTTAAAACTTCTTCTTTTTCAATTGCCACAGCCAGACCGTTCAGCAACTTTTGATAAACAGGATTTGCGTAGGCTTCACGTTCTTGGGCGTTAGCAGCTTCAAACCCCATTCCTAAGGCCTCTTTCATCAACATGGCTTTTTGGCTTTTGCGGAATTCTTCAAGGTAGACCCGCTGGGCTTTGGCTTCACCATAAGCTGGGGCTTTGTTGCGTATGCTTTCGGCGGCTTCTTCAGGTTTCATTTAATCTCCACAAAAACACGAAATGGCTTCTTCATTAGAGTCAAACATATCAGTCTGTTCTTCCGAATATTTATACATTTGGGCATAACTGGGGCGGTCAATCGCAAAGAATTTGCCATCCCCGTGACATCTTTTTGCCGCTTCTTCTTCTTGTTTTATCCACCAAAGCGCCCGTTCTGGCTTTTGTTTAATCAAACTCAATACCTGAGATTTTGGTTTCAACATACATAAATCACAGTTTCCGTGCATTGTTTTGCCGTTTATGTTCGGTAATTCAAGATCAAAAATTTGATTTTTCCAAAAATTTCCAACTTCCTTTGATGAAACATTTGCAATGACAAGTGGCATATGCACTGTTTCGTGTTTGTTTTCTGGATGTGGATTTGCACGAAATTTAGCCACTCGCCTTGGTTCATCTGCTCGAATGCCTATGAATGAATCCCACTCAATCCATCCAATTGATCGCAAATATCGGTGCATGGTTCTGGTTTTCATTTGGCTTGAACAATATCTGGCCCTGCCATTTGGCAAAGTAGGTTCAAACCATTTAATTACCGCCTCAAAAGGTTCGCCATTTCTACTAGCGGTTTGGTAATTAACAATTTTGGGAATTTTTACGTCATTCACAACAGCAAATTCCAACCACGTAATTTCAACATTCCAATGCTTTGAGCAATCATTTACGAATTTTAAAGTAGCCTCTTCTTCTTTGCCAGTGTTGCAAAAAATAATTTTGGCCTCGCTTGGCAAATGCCCCCCCCCGCACTCTAATACTTTATGCAACATATATGCAGAAGTTCTGCCGCCTGAAAACGATATGCAAGTAGGCGAATCAATTAAAAAACTCATTTCAACAATCCAATCATGCGTAGGGCGGCCTCAGGGCTGTCAATTCTTGCCAAAGTACTGCCAGACCAATTGTTAAAAAAATCGTCTTGTAGGGGCGTTAAACGCTTTTTAGCGTTGGTTTTGATCTCGACCAGAAATGTGTGATCCTTGTAGCCAACCAAAAGGTCAACTGGCAGGCTAATGATCCACACATAAGCGCCAGCCGCTCTAAGTGCGCTAACGATTTCCGCTTGATTGGCATCAATCCTTGCTGCGTGTCTCATGCTGCTGCCTGTTGATTTCGTTTATCAAGATAGCGGCTGTATCCTTGCCACGAATCCGCACTATGTCTGTTTTTACTTGATGCCACCAGCTTTGCGCTTTCACACTGCCCAATAAATTCAGTTTGGCCTGATAACGCTGCTGCCATTCCCGCGCTTCGCATTCGGTCATGTAGGTCACCACTGGCGTACAGGGCGGCGCTGATTTGCTCAAAGGTATATGTGTGTCCATCACGAACTTTATCCAACAGTTGGTTTGCTAATTCACGGTTCACTTAAAATTCTCCAAGCTGTTGCTGCACACAATGGGACTTGTCCATTTCCAATGGCTTTAAGTCTGTCCACCCTAGCGGCCACCCCATCAGCCACTCGACCCACATCGGGTTCAGTTTGCCACCACTCATGTCCCGTACATCTTGCATAGTTGATAGATTTTTTTTCAGTAAAGTCCATGAACCGCTGCCCCCGCATAAGCCCTTCACTCTCGGTGTAGGCCAGTTCACTTGTGCTGTCAGTGTCGGGGTGTTGCGTCTGGATTCGCTCGGCGAATTTCTCTCTTGGCTCATGTGCGCTGTCGGCGTTGGCCAATGAACCACAGACCGTAGAGACTTTTGCGTCTCCCCAAGATTTGGATTCTTTTGTTTGTTTTTCTTGTTCCGTTCCATCCATACTTCTAGCGTTTCGAAATGATTTATTGAATCCATTACGGTTGGTGTTGGCCATGTTTCCTGCCGTTTCTTTAATGCTTTTCTGCTGTTGCTCCCACCGTCTAATCCTGTTGTGTTGGGCGTGTGGAAGCTGTCCTCTCCATTTGGCACAAATCCAAATTCTGTCCCTCTGATGGTTTGCTCCAACGTCCGCTGCTCCCAGCACTCCCCATCTCGCATCAAACCCCATTGAGGCCAAGTCTCCGAGAACTCTTCCAAGTCCCCTAGAAGTGAGCATTGGGGAGTTTTCCACGAATGCGTATCGTGGCTGTACTTCGCGTATGATGCGCGCCATTTCTCCCCACATTCCGCTTCTGTCTCCATCAATTCCTGCGCCTTTGCCGGCCGCGCTAATGTCTTGGCATGGAAACCCTCCAGATACAACGTCAACAATTCCTCGCCACGGCTTTCCATCAAAGGTTTGTACGTCATCCCACACCGGGAAAGGCGGGAGAAAGCCGTCATTTTGTCGGGCGCACAATACGCTTGCTGGGTAGGATTCCCACTCAACGGCGCAAACTGTTCGCCAACCAAGGAGGTGTCCACCGAGAATTCCTCCACCAGCGCCTGCGAATAAAGCCAGCTCATTCATGATTCTCCTTTACATTGTTGCGAATAGCCGCAATCTTTGCTAAAACCTCCAATGACGGGCCGCTGCGCTTTATGTCTGCCTCTTCCCTCAATCTTCGTTGCGTGTCCTCATAGTCCCGATTTTTAAGCACTGTTGTTCGAGCTACATCGATTTGTGCAAAAGATGCTTTCGGTGCAGATTGATTGCGAACCCAATTACGCCACGTAGCCAACCAATCCAACTTAACGCCACCAGCCCCAGCCTTAGCAGTCCAAAAGTCTTTAAACGAATCAAACGTGTTTTGCAAATTAAGGTCTGGGCGTTGCTGAATGCAGAAGTCTGCCCATTCTTTTGAGAACTTAAAGTCTTGAGGCAGGCGCGAACCGCGCTGCTTCTTCAATGGTTCTTGGTTCTTGGTTATTGGTTGTTGGTTAGCATCAAAAACAGGTGCATCTGCATTGCGTTGGCTATGCGTTCGCATGGATACCGCATTACTCCACCTTGCGTTCGCACTGTTTGTCGCCTTTTCTTTCTTGCCATGAAAGTCAGCAATCTCTTTGTCGCACCGATTGTGCCGCCATGCACCATCTTGCAAAACAAAGAAATGGCGAAATATTAAATGCACCGTTTTCTCATCCGAACGCATAGCAAACGCAATGCTTTCGCAATCGTTATGCAATGGCTTTTCGTCTAAGTAATATTTCCAGAGCATCCGCAGATAGATGCCCATCTGGTCATTGCTGAGATGCCCAGTGTCTTTTAAAAAGTCACCAATGTGGTGTCTGTAATAGTGCATTGCTTTACCTTTTTCGCGCACCTTTGAAAGAAACAAACGGCAGGGGAAGGTGTAACCCTTTTCAGCTGGGAGATCAGGCCCAGCCTAGCCGCGTTTCAAAAATCTTAACTCACAAACCAATCAGGGCGCATGGCCTTCAATTGCCACATTCGCGCCTTTGGGATGGTCACACCCCACTGGCTGATGGCGGCACGACTGATCCCTAGCATCTCTGCTAATTTTCTTGCCGACCCCGCCAAATTTATTGCTTGATCTTTTTCCATCCTCGCATATTAAGCCAACTTATGCCAGCTTGTCAATACCCGACAAAGTTAAGGGGGCTTTACAAACAACAGTTGACAGGGTTATTAAGCTGGCTTATTATTCATGCATCCCCCAGCACAACGCATAGGGTCTTTTAGGAGATAGCATGAACAACGCAACCCGTAAAACCCTCGCCAGCTTCAGCGACACACTTGAATTGCTCAAGGGCCAGCTTGACGACATCCGTATCCAGTACGAGTCCGTTAAGGACGAGATTCAATCGCTGGCTGACGAGGAGCGTGAAAAGTTTGACAACCTGCCAGAAGGTCTTCAGAACGGCGACAAGGGTCAGGCTATGGAAGAAGCCGCTAACGCCTTGGAAAACGCTGTGAGCGAACTGGAGAGCGCCGTAGACAGCATCGACAGTGCTATTGGCGAAATTGAAACGGCAGCATCATGAACATTCACTTTGACGAAATTATTGATGGCTTCCGTTTTACCGGCATAGCTGAAAAAGAAGAAGGCGAGAAAGCCACTGACATTAGCCCTAGCTGGCCTACCTTTTACACAGTCTTTGCCATGCACATCGATGGCTCACACAAAGACTGCTTCGAAATCATCCACCCCGCCATTGTTCAGCGCATTGAAAAGATGCTTGCTGAAGATGAATGCTAAACCGTAGCCCCTACAAAGGATCGGAAACCATAATGAAAAACATTGCCACAGCTTTAGTCAAGGCTCAAAAAGCCTTTGGCCCAGCCTTAAAGTCCAGCACCAACCCGCACTTCCGCAGCCGTTACGCAGACCTTTCAGCTTGCGTAGAGGCCGTTATTACAGGGTTAAACGATAACGGCATAGCACTGATCCAAAAATGCTATGACTGCGCTAACGGGGTCATGGTGGAAACAGTCTTTGTTCACGAATCTGGCGAAATGTTGGAGTGCGGAATTCTTCACGTTCCCGCAAGCAAGCAAGACCCACAAGGTTATGGATCAGCGTTGACCTACGCTCGCAGGTATTCGCTGATGGCAGCAGCCGGGATCGCACCTGAAGATGATGATGGCAACAGCGCCAGCCGCCGCACAGAAATCAAGTCCACGGTCAATGAAAATCAAATAGTTGATTTGATAACGCAAATGAATGACAGCATTACGTTAGAAGATTTGCAAAAAACGTACAAGGCAGCGTATGCCGCCGCCAATGGTGACCCAGTTTGGCAAAAGAAAGTCATTGCACTTAAAGATGTTAAAAAATTGAAAGTGGGGGAATAAATGAAACACGAAATTTCACTTAACACATTGGTCGAAGCAAAACGCGCTTTAGAAGAACTGTGGGAATCGCAGATGCATTTGGCAATCAAAGACTTGGCAGAGTTTGATAGAACTGCCGATATGCGTAAACGTGCATACAAAGCCGCAAGCCAAATTGACATGGCTATTTTCTTTATCTTAAATCAAAAACTGGAGATTACAAATGGAACAACGATCTGAAGAATGGTTTGCCGCTAGATGCGGCAAGGTCACCGCTAGTAGGGTGGCAGACAT